CGCAGGCGGCTGGAGGAGAAGCAGGATGACGCGTCTTAGTCTGGAGGCCGAATGCGTTCGATCGTCGAGGGCATCGTCGGCGCGCTCGTCAGGTGGCTCGTCTCGCTTGTCGAGCGAGGAGATCGCGCAGTGGATTCGCCTCGCGATCACGGCGCTCTTCGCCGCGCTGGCGGTCGCATCCGCGACTGGCTGCACCAGAACCATCTTGGTCCCGGAGGCGAGTCCGATCAGGATCGGCCCAAGGACTGAGGCCAGGGTCTACGCGGTCGATCCCGCGTCGAAGGAATGGCGTCTCTCGGAGAACCGCGTGTCGATCCCAGAAGGCTGGTACTGCGTGCCGCCGAGCTTCGTGGAGGACTCCGATGGCTGAGTACGACTGGACGATCAAGCAAGGCCAGACGGAGACGCTCACCATCACCTACGCCGCGGACCTCACGGGGTATCAGGCGCGGGTGCAGGGACGCGAAACCTTTGAGTCGACGGCGACGATCTTCTCGATGACGAGTTCCCCGGCGGCGGGTATCGTGTTCACGCCGGGCGCGACCGCGTCTACCGCGGTGGTCACGCTGTCATCGACCGCGACGGCGGCGCTCGCCGCGCCGTCGACGGGCGTGTGGGACATCGAGTTCTACGATGCGTCGAGTCCTCCGGTCGTGATCTCGCCCGTGCGCGGCGGGTTCGTGGTGCTTCCCGAAGTCACGCGATGAGCAACGTCAACCTGACAATCTCTCCTGTGGTCAACTCGGTGACGGTGTCTCCCGTGACGCCGACCGTCACGATCAGCGGTGTGACGAGCATTCCGACAGGATCGGCGGGCGGCGACCTTGCCGGGTCGTATCCGAATCCCACCGTCGACGGGCTGCGCGGCCGCACTGTGGCGGCGACCGCGCCGACAGCGGGGCAGGCGCTCGTTTGGAACGACTCGCTCCAGCAGTGGGAACCGGGCAGCGCGTCGGGCGGCGTGAGCGACGGCGACAAGGGCGACATCGTCGTGAGCGGCAGCGGCGCGACGTGGACGATCGACACGGACGCCGTGACCGACGACAAGCTGCGCGAGAGCGCGGCGCTGTCCGTGATCGGCAGGAGCGCGAACAGCACGGGCAACCCAGCGGACATCGCGGCCGCCACGGATGGCCACGTCCTTCGCCGAAGCGGCACGTCGCTTGGATTCGGGCAGGTCGCGACGGCTGGGATCGCGGACGATGCGGTGACGCTGGCGAAGATCGAGGACATCACAAGCGCTCGGCTTCTCGGCAACTCGTCTGGTCTGACGCAGTCGCCGAATCAGATCAGCGTCACGTCGCCGCTCTCGATCAACACCTCGAGCAACGCCCTGGAGTTCATCGCGCCGGGCAGCGACGGTCAGGTCTACTACCGCGCGTCTGGCGCGCTGACCACCAGCGCGGCGTTCGCGTTCAACGCGGGCACGGCGACGGCGACGCTCGCGACGGGCGGCGATTCGGTCGCGGTCGGCCCGCTGGGCATTACGGCTCCGCAGCCCTACTTCATCAACACGGGCGTGAACCCGCTGTATCTCGGCGACACGGCTGGCGCTGGCAACGGCACGTCGGTCACGATCGACGACTCTGCCGACACGGTGTCGGTCACCGCTACGACGCTCGACGCGACGGGCGTGGACGTGAAGGCGGCGCAGTTCACGTTCACTCCGAACGGCGAGTTCATCCGCAACACGACGGACGGGCGAATCGACTTCATGCCCGCGCCGCATCCGAGCGGCGACTTCGGAATCTACTTCGACCTGACGACCAGCAACTTCTACGCGAAGGTCGGGACGATCGACAGTGCCGGAGGGCTGAACACAAACTCTGGATTCCAGTTCGACAACACGCTTGCCGTCGTGCAATCGAAGTCGCTCGACCTCGGAAACTCGGGGTGCTTCCTCACCTACTACAACACAGGCGTCGGAAAAGGCGTGACCCACTTCGCGCCGTTCGGGCCGAACATCAGCCACACGATGGCGATATGCCTTGTGTCGCAGAGCGGCAACGGTGCGAGCAACCGAAAGCCCACGACCGCGCACTCGCACCCGACCCTGTATCTCTACGCTGAGGGAAGCGCCAACGCAAACCATTTCGTCCGCCTGTCGCACGACGGCACGTCGGCAACCATCGAGTCGGCCACGGGCGACCTCAACCTCGTCGCGCCCGCAGGCTCCAGCATCAGGGCGAACGGAAGCCCCGTCTCCTCGAAGGCATTTGCAATCGCAATGGCGGCAGCACTATGAACATCGTCCTCGACCGCGCGAGTTATGTCTTCGACCCCTCGTCGCAGACGATCGAGTTCCTCGGCGAGGGGTTCGACATCACCCGCCTGAAGCTCATCACGAACAAGACGAACAACGAGATCATCTACAACTTCGCAGATCCCGCCGCAGGAAACGGCGGCGTGTCTGGAAATCTGCTCACGCTGGTCTACGACACGAGCTCGATGAACGCGAGCGACCCGCTTCAGGTCGTCATCGACGTTCCAGAGGACGACTACGCTCCACAACCTATCTGGGGCCGTGGTCAGAACGGAACCCCGACGACGCTCTCGCTCACCGAGGCGGGTCAGGTCGTCCCCGCTGACGGTAAAACGCACATCGCTACCCGCGCGGGCGCGCAAACTGGAACCGTGATCCTGCTCGACACGATTGGATTCAATTCCGTCGTCGTGCAGCTTCAGGGGACATTCACGGGAACGATCTCGTTTCAAGTCTCGAACGACACGACGACCTGGGCGGCGGTTGCAGGGTGGGCAACGACAGGCGCTGCGGCTCCCGTCACGACGGCGACCGCCGTTGGACAATGGGTGTTTCCGTGCGCTGGCCGCTACTTCCGCGTTCAGGTCACCACGGGAGGAAGCGGCGCGCCCGTTGCGGTCGTCACGCTCAAGTCGTTCGCGGCTTGGTCTCCGCAGTCGACCCCGACGATGAACATCGGCGCGATCGGCGCGTCCACTCTCGCCGCCGAGGACTCGGCGGCAACGACGGTTCCGATGCTTGTCGGCGGCATCGTGCGAACCGCGCTGCCCGCCGCGACCGTGGTTGCTGGTGACGCGGTGCGCGCGACCTTCTCGCGAAGCGGTCAACTCGTCTTCAAGCAGTTCGCGCCGGGCGACCTTGACTTCGTCGTCAACACGACCGTCACGACGGCCACGCAGACGGCGATCCGCGCAGCGCAGGGAGCCGACATCCGCCAGAGCGTGACGCAGATCACCTACCAGAACACCAACGCGACCGCGACCACGCTGACGATCCAAGACGCGTCGGCCACGCTGATCGCGATCTCCGTCCCCGCGAGCATGACGCTTGCACAGCAGCTCACCTTCCCGACTCCCCTTCGCGGCTCGGCAAACGCCGCGCTCAACTACACCGCCGGCACGACGGGCGCAAGCGTCCTGCTCAATGTGACGGGCTTCAACTCCTACTGAGACACACGCCATGATCAACCAGAACATCGTCGGACAGCCCGCAGCGGGCAGCAACAACGCCTTGATGAACGGTCGCTCAGGCGCGCTCGGAGACACGATCGTCTCGGAGCTGCATGGAGGCTTCTACGAGGCGAACTATCAGGGGAACATCTTCTTCGGCGGGCACGGATCGCTGATCGCTCTTTCGGCGAACACCATCACGCTCACCGCGACGACCACCCCGATTCTCGGCCTGTACAACCCCTCTGGCAACACCAAGAACCTCGCGCTGAACAAGGCGTCGCTGAATCTGGTCGCCAACAACCTCACCTCTGGCGCTGCTCCCGGCGTGTTCGTTTGGGCGCTCTCCGTTGGTAACGGCTCGATCTCGACAGGGTCGAACCCGTACAACGCGAAGACGCTCCTTCAGTCTGGATCGAGCGCCAAGGTGTTCGCAGGCAATGTGGCGCTGACCGGACTCACGAACAACCTGACGATCGTCGCGGGATCAGGCTTCACCTCGCCAAGCGGCCTGACCTATGGCACGATCGCCGGAACGGCGCTGATGCCGTCGTACGGCGGCATCGAGGTCTTCGACGGTAGCCTCATCGTCCCGCCGGGCGGCGTGCTGGCGCTCCTGAACACGACGAGCAGCACCGTGTTCTCTGCGGTCGGTCGCCTTGAGTGGGAAGAAGTTCCCGTCTGATAGGGGGACGCCATGACGAACGCTGAGAAACTCTCCCTTGCGCGGAACAAACTCGCGCGCCTCGAGACGGCGCGCCACCTCGCGTGGGACGCGGGCAACGAGGACGAGGTGCGCTCCGTCGACGCGGACATCGTGTCGACGCGCGCGCGCATTGTGGAGCTTGAAGCGGAGCAGTAGACTTCGCAACGAAGGACAACACGGATGCGAATCACATCGAACAGTCAGGCGGGGCAGGACGCGTTCGCGCTCATGGTGGCGCGGAGGAAGACGTACCTCGACATCGGCGCTGGCGAGCCTGTCAGGATCAGCAATACGAAGGCGCTTGAGGACGCCGGGTGGAGCGGCATCCTCTGCGACATCGAGCACGCCGACGCGCTCTGCGCCGGGCGCAAGGCGCACGCGGTCTACGGAGACTTCTTCGCGCAGGACTGGAGGGCGATCATCCACGACTTCGCGCCGGACGGTCGCATCGGATACCTCTCTCTCGACCTTGAGCCGCCCAGCCTGACGCTACAGGCGCTGTGCAAACTCCCACTCGACGCGGTCCGGTTCGACTGCATCACGGTCGAGCACGACCTGTACCGGGGCAACGCCGCGATCAGGTCGGCCATGCGTGGAATCCTCCGCGACGCCGGGTACGAACTGGTCGCGCCGGACGTGTGCGTGGCAATCGACGGCGAGCTTCGTCCGTTCGAGGACTGGTGGGTGGACGGCGGGCTGACGCCAGCGCACATTGCCGCCGAGGTCGCGGCACAGATCAGGAGCCAGATCAATGGCAAGACGACGGAAGCCTGAGCCGAGAAAGCGTGGCAGACCGAAGGCCGAATTGCGGAAAAATTCGGTCGAGGAACTTGCCGCACGCGGCTGCACCATCGAGGAAATTGCAGGGATTCTTGGCGTGAACCGAGATACGGTCAGCGATAATTTTTCCGCAGAGGTCGCCCGTGGCAGAAACCGACTCGCGGAGCAATTGCGCGGGAGGCAGGTCGACCTTGCCATGAACGGCAGCGTCCCGCTCCTGATCTGGCTCGGCAAGCAGTACCTCGGACAGCGCGAGAAGACCGATGCCGTGGTGCGCGAGGAGGTCATCACCATCGAGGAACTGCCGCCGAAGGTGCAGCATGACGCATGAGGGTGCAACTTAAGCCGCTGTCCTCGATCCTGCATCCGTCGCAGTTGACGGTCGATGCGGCGCTCGCTCGGTTCAGCGTCCTTGAGATCGGACGCCGCTGGGGCAAGACCACCTACGGCAAGGTCAAGGCGCAGCGCGCCGCCATCAACCGACGCAAGGTCGGCTGGTTCGCGCCGACCTACAAGTACCTCGCCGACCCCATGCGCGACATCGAGCGCGCGCTCGCGCCCGTGACCGCGCGCATGGATCGCGTCGAGAAGCGGATCGAAGTCAAGACAGGCGGCGTCATCGACTTCTGGTCGCTTGAGGATGTCGACGCGGGCCGAGGCCGAGACTACGACCTGATCGTCGTGGACGAGGCCGGGTTCGTCCCGCACCTCCTTGAATGGTGGCGCAACGCGGCGCGGCCGACCCTCGCCGACCGCAAGGGCAGTGCGCTCTTCCTCGGCACGCCGAAGGGGACGGGAGATTTCCACCGCCTGTTCACTGAGGCGGAAGGTGACACTACTGGCACGATGCGTGCCTTTCGCATCGGAACGCGCCAGAATCCGCACATTGACCCGGACGAGGTCGAGGCGGCGCGGCGGTCGCTGCCGCCCGAAGTCTTCGCGCAGGAGTACGAGGGAGTGCCAGCCGAGGACGGCGGCAATCCTTTCGGACTCGACGCGCTGCGCCAGTGCATCGGGCCGCTCTCGACGCGACCCGCCGAGGTCTACGGCGTCGACCTCGCGAAAAGCCAGGACTTCACGGTCATCGTCGGACTCGACGCGGACGGCGCGGTCGCGATGCTCGACCGATGGCAGGGACCTTGGGCGCTCACGCGGGAGAAGCTCGCCAAGATCATCCGCGAAGCGCCCGCGCAGATCGACTCGACGGGCGTCGGCGACCCGATCGTGGAGGACTTGAAGCGCGTCTGCCGTCGCGTCGATGGCTTCAAGTTCACTTCGCAGTCGAAGCAGCAGTTGATGGAAGGACTCCAGATCGCGGTGCAGACGATGGAGATTCGGTTCCCAGACGGGTGGCTGCGCTCGGAACTGGAGGGCTTCGGATACCGATACTCGGGGAAGCACGTCTCGTACGAGGCGACGGCGGGACACGATGACGGAGTGTGCGCGCTCGCGCTCGCCGTCCACGCAAGGCGCGCGCGGAAGCCGTTCCTGACGAGAGCCATATGACGCTGATCCAACGACTTAAGGCGGCATTCACCAAGGCGGCGTTCACCGACGACGTGCCGCCGAAGTTCACCAGCGCGAGCGGAATGACCTTCCTCGGCCGGGACGTGAAGCGTCCCGACTTCAGCCATCAGGCGGCGGTGCGCTACTGCTCGTCTTGGGTCTATGCCGCGGCTCGGCTGAACGCGATCGCCGTCGCGTCGCAGCCGCTTCGGCTGTACGTCAGGTCGCGCGGCGCTGGCGCGAAGCTCTGGAACACGCGCAGGACGGATCGCCGAACGAAGGCGTATCTGTCCGGCGACCTCGCGCAGCTCCCATCGCGGTTCGCGATGTCGAAGGCCGCGGAGTTCGGCGACGACTACGAAGCCGTCACCGACAGGCACCCGCTGCTCGACCTTCTCGCGCGGGTCAACCCCTACCAGAACGGCTTCGACGCGACCGTCCTGCGCGTGCTTTACCTTGAACTCACTGGCAACGCCTATGTCCACCCGGTGATCGACCGCCGTCTCGGCGTGCCTGCCGAACTGTGGACGATGCCTAGCCAGTGGACGGAGATCGTGCCGGGCGAAGGCGCGCGCGGAGAGCCGTTCATCAAGGGCTACCGATACGGGCCGACCGACCCGCAGAAAGTCGACTTCGCGCCTGACGAGGTGATCCACTTCAAGTACCCGAACCCGCGCGATATGTACTACGGCCTCGGCAAGGTCGAGGCCGCGTGGGGTGCGGTGACCTCCAACGAGGCGCTGCACGAGATGGACTACTTCTTCTTCAAGAACAAGAGCCGTCCAGACTACCTCGCCGTCATCAAGGGCAACGCGAGCGAGGCCGAACTCGACAGGTTCACCGCGGAGGTGGAGAACAAGGTCCGCGGCACGCAGCGCACTGGCAAGTTCCTCGCCGTGACCGGCGACGTCGACCTGAAGCCGCTGTCGTTCCCGCCGAAGGACTTGGAGGGCCGCGAGGAGATCGTTGAGGAGATCGCCGCGATCTTCGGCGTGCCCGTCTCGATGCTGCGCGCGAACGACCCGAACCTCGCCAGCGCGACGGTGGGCTTCGCATCTTGGAAGGAGACGACCATCCTGCCCGCGTGCCGCATGGACGAAGAGGTGCTGAACCAGTCGCTTCTTCCCCTGTTCGGCATCGAGGACGACGCGTTCCTAGCCTACGACAACCCCGTCAAGCGCGACGAGGTGCAGGAGTCGGGCAAGCGGCTTTCGTATGTGCAGGGCGGCATCCTGACCGCCAACGAGGCGCGACAGCAGGAGGGTCTTGAGCCTTCCGACGATAGGAATGCGGATCGACTCATGGTCAATGGGCAGCCGATTGGTGGCGTTCCGACGCCCATCGCATCTCCGATCGCTCCTGCTCGGCCTGTCGCAGGCCCATCTTCTGCACAACAGCCAGTTCCCGCCGGAGAGGCAATCGCAGATACCGCGCTCAACGGGGCGCAGATTTCAAGTCTTGTCGATCTGGCGAAGTCGATCCAGCTCGGCGAACTTCCGAAGGATTCGGCGGTGTCCATCGCATCGGCTGCGTTCCCGACCATCTCGCCGGAGACGATTGCGTCCATCTTTAACCCGATCCAACAAGGCGCATCTGCCGTTCCTCCGCAAGCGCCGACAAGCGGAGAGCAGATCGGAGCGAAGTCAGTCGAGCGCAAGGACGCGCTCTGCGGCTGCGGGTGCGCCAAGTCGAAGCGCGTCTCTCACAAGGCACTCTGGGAAGGCTCTGTATCCGATCGGATACAGACCAAGAGCGCAGAGTCCGAGGGCCGAAAGATCAACCAGTCCGAGGAG